AATAACAACTCCGTTTGAGGATCTTACTTCTATAAGTTTCCTCAAAAGAGAGTTTGTGTTTAATCACAAAGTAGGAAGAATAGTTGGGTGTTTAGAGCCTCGAACTATTATGAGCGGATTGTCGTGGTACAATACATCAAAAGATAATACCAACATTATGTCTGATAAGTTACATGTGCTACAACGAGAGTTGTTTTTATGGGGTGATATTCCCATTATGCGAAACAATTCCGGTATATTGTTGTCTAGATCACAAGCATTAGATCTAGTAGAGCAGCAATGTGCCGAAAAGAGTATTGATTTTAAGCGATTAAGCGATCAATATTTATACTCCTTATTTGAAGAGAGCAGTGATGAACTCTTCGAAGGAGCAGCATATAAAAAGTATTAAATATAGGTTATAAGCGTTAGGGTTTTCTGCTTTTAAAAGAGTAGAGCCACTTCCCCTGCGCGCCAAGTATTTAAAATAAGTGGCTGGGTATGACGTAATAGCTTATATCCGTCAACCTTGTAAATTAAGCACAACAAATATAACAACAACAACAATAAGAAATTCAAAGATACCACGTACCACACCATGTGTTATCGAAAATACTAATAAAACTCTAAATGTCAAGAAAGGGAAGCAAACTGATACGGTCAACGCTGTACTGTCAAAGAACTTTTCGGCCATAAAGGTTAGGTCTGTGCTAGACTCACCAGATATCTATGATGAGTCTCCAGACTTGTTTTCAGTCCCAGGAGTGTTACAAATGGATTATTCTAAAATTTTGAATAAACCTTTTTTCCATAAGACTGAAACTTGGACCACGTCCCAAGTTCCTTTTACAAATGTAAGTACCATTAAGTTCCCTTCTCAGATCATAGCATCTAACAGCTTAGTTAAAATACCGTTCGCATCTTCTGTACTGTTTAGGGCCAAAGCGTGTGTTCTAGTTCAAGTATCCGGAACACAAATGCACCAGGGATCCCTAGTCGTTAGCAGTTTACCGATGGGTAACAGACAAGCTGAAAGTTACTACGGTTATCAGGATATGTTTATGGCTCCCCATGCCATACTTTCAGCTAATGAGTCCACAGCAGCCTGTGTTGAAATTCCTTTTTATGTTAACACCAAGCTTTCATACTGCGATGTAGACAGCACAACCATAGGTTTAAACAGCTTTGGTTTGGACTATGCCACAATATCAACGATGGTTCTCAATCAGTTGGCAGCCCCTAGCAGTGCTTCTACGTCCCTCTCCGTTTCATATTACATCATGTTTAAGGAAATAGAGTTCTACGTACCACACGTAGATATAACTTGGGTCGCTCCACCGACCTTTGTTGCGGAGGCGCAGATAGTGAATGATATAAGAGGTATTGCTTCTGGAGTTTTGGACACCGTTGCTTCAGGCGCAAGTAGTGTCATGACTGATTTTATTGATGCTGGACGTGGGTTAGTGCGCCAATATACTGGCTTACATAATCCAAATTATCCAGTTATCGATGCTAAAGTTATAGCAAGACATACAAATCAGCATAACTCTATAGATTGCCAGACGAAGTATGAGAAAATGGACCCATACAGTGGTTTTAGTCGTATAACTAATGATTACACGTTTGATACAGCCCAAGATGAGATGGATATTCTATACCATTTGATGAAACCAGCTTACATCGGTTCATTCAAAGTTACATCTACGGATGTTGCTGGAACTCTTCTTTGGTCAAGGCCTATAGGTCCATATCAAACAGCAAACATGTTGGCTAATTACTGCTTCTTTAACACACATTTGGAGCGGTTTGCCTATATGTCAAAATTTTGGAAAGGATCTTTCAAAATTCATATCCATTCGTCCATGTCCAATTTCCACTTTTGTAAATTGTCACTTACCAGAAACTATTCACCAGTGAAGAACTCTCTAACTAAGGTTCCTCAGTATTCCAACTTGTCAAATTTAATGGTAGACACACTAGAATTTTCTGCTGGTGGACAGGTGCAAACAGTAGAGGTGCCGTATATATCACCTTTTAACCAAGCCTCAACTGTTTTAGATTGGAGAATGTTAGCTACACAGCTCGGGATATATTACATCCACTTACAATCTCCGCTAGTAGTTAACGG